GATGGCTTTTAAGATCGGTATTGCTCGCGGATTTGGACAAAGGTTCAATCTGCCCGGTGCATCTCGCTACGCGGAGGAATTCCTCGGTCCACTTGTGGACGACAGCTTAGCCAGATCCCATGTCAACATCTGGAGAATCAAACAGGACGTCAAATCATTTGGAACAAACAGAATAGAAATAACAGATCCATGTTTCCAGAATGCTTGCGTCCAAGCGTTTCACGCTTTCCACGTTCCTAAGGTTTCCCCTATCCATTTAAATGATATCTTTAAGAAAGAGCTAGATATTATGGATAGTTCACCAGGAATCCCCTGGAATCAGAATGGTTATAAGAAGAAAGGCGACGTTGCCCAAGATCTTAGTGCCACAAACTCTATCAGATGGTTCTGGCATCGTATTAAAGAGGGGGAACATATGCCTGCTCCCGATTGTGCAGCTTTCCTTCGAAGTCATCTCGTTGAGAGCGGTCAGGTTAAGGTCCGTGCTATCTGGGGCTATCCTGCAACCATCACTTTCATGGAAGGTTGCTTTGCATTGCCACTCATCGATCGTTACAAGTCAGGTCAAACTCCACTTGCTTATGGCTATGATATGGCCACTGGTGGGGCTAGAAGACTCTGGCGTGACTTGTCTGAGTATTCAACCTATGCGTGTCTGGATTTCAAGAATTTCGACAAGACCGTTACCAGTCAGCTTATTAAGGCTGCTTTTGATGTCCTGCTGTCAAATATCGACTTGACCAAGTATCAGGATTTTGGTGTTCCAGATTCCAGACGCTTGCTGCGTGCATGGTATTATATTCGTGACTATTTTATCAATACAACCATTCGAACATGTGATGGGTCCCGATATAAGAAGTTGGCTGGTGTGGCCAGTGGATCCTTTTTCACACAGTTGATTGATAGTATAGTCAATTGGATATTGATTACCTATGCCTGCAACAAAGCTGGACTGACTCCCGATTACCTGAAGGTTTTCGGTGATGACAGCATCATCGCTTGGTTTGCAGAAAAGATCGACATCCGAAGCATCTTTGATGTGCTTGACACCACTGGTATGGTTGTCAACGCCAAGAAGACCATTTTCACGCATGATCGTGACAAAGTTGAGTTTCTTGGTTTCCGGATCCAGGGCGGTTTTCCAACTAGGGACTACTCCAAGTGGATGTCCTTATTGTATCACCCCGAATACCCTGATGATTGTTGGGACGACTTTGCAAGTCGGGCAACGGGCTTATTGTATGCTAACGCTGCTTGCGACATGCGATTCGATCGAACGTGTCGAGCCGTTATCACTGCCCTCCCTTTCGACCTCATCTTATCTCGATCGATGAGGAGATTCTTGACCATTCTGGGAATTAAGACCATCAACAAGAAC